GCTAATACTTGTTGTTTTAATTTTTCTTCTCTGATTAATTCAGCATTAATAGCCTTTAATTGCGCTTCTTGTGCCTTTAAATCATCAATTATTTGTTTTGAAGCACTATTTACACCGCCTGGAGTAGTTGGTGCTTTAAAATTGCTAATCTTTTCTATTTTTAAAGCTAATGCATCAACTATTTCACTAGCTTTTTTTAATTCTGCAAGTGCATTAGGACTTAAAAACTCTATAAAACCGTCGTTTGCCATAACTATTTTTTTCTTTGTGATTTAACAATATCTTTTGCGGAGTTTTCAATAGCAATATACATAGCCAATACAATATTGTCTTCTATGTTCCTATTGTGTATATTACTCAAACTAACAATTGTTTTGTAAAAATCAAATTTTTCTGTTACTTGTTTTCCAAAAGTATTTTCTAATTCTAAAGTAGCCATAGTCAAATCATTTTCTATTATACCGCATTCAACTTGCAATACTCTTAATACTTCATCTCCAAAGTTAGCATCTTTATCAATATAAATGCCACAACCTTTTTCTAATGCGTCTAATAATTTTAATTTATGCTCATCAACTACATTCTCATACCATAAAAAATGCATAAATTGGCGTATTGTTTCAATCTTATAGCTTAAAAAATTAACCCTCCAAGTCATTTCTAAATACATTTTAGCTTGAGGATTGTTCATTTTAACAAAGAAATCGTCATAAATAGCACTAAAAATGCTCTCTAAGTCCTCGTTTTCTTCTTCTGCAACTAAAACACTATAATCTTTGGTGCTTAAAACTTCAAAGAATAGCTTTGCTGGTATATTTTCTATCGAGTTATATTTTGCCATTCTATTGTCCTAATTGTGTCTTAATCGCCTTTATAAAGTCTTTTTTAACGTATTTATTTATAAAATTATTAAATACATCTTGGTTTAAGTCAAATATGTTTGATTTGCTATTATTGTACTTATTTTCTAATAAAATAGACTTTCTATCATTAGATTTAAAAATATAACCTTTACCCTTTTCTATTAATTCAAATGCACCTATAAAACTACCGCTATAAATTAAGTCTACAAAACCGCTTGCTTTAGGATTCATCAGTTCTTTTTCTTTTCTATACCATTCCCAAGCATAAGTCCTGCTTTTACCATTGCTATAAATATTTCCTTTTTCGTATTCGTCTTTTTTTATAGCAATTAGCTTACTTTCGTTTTCTACTATTCCCTCGTTTACTATATTCTTGAGATATACTTCGTTCGCTACTTGGCTCAACCGTTTGCTCATTTCCTTTGCTGATATTCCCATCTTCTACTATTTTAGCAATTGATACTTTTTGTTTTTTATCTCTGCAAGTAAAACAATATTCTTTTCTATTGTGTAATGAAGTCGATAAAAACTCATTAATTAATGCATCGTTTACTTGATTTGTGTTATTTCTTATCCAAGTTATTTGCTCTGAAACACTTAGATTACAAAACCAATCTGCATCACTTCCAAATATTTCTACGTTAAATATAGTCATAATAAATAATTTTATTCAAAGATATAAAAAAAAGGAGTACAACAATGCACTCCTTTCTTAAAAAAACCTACTAGAGTTTATGCTACTGTTACTACATTTCCTGTAGTTCCACTATAAAGTTTGTTACCTACTTTTGCGCAATTAATAGATCCATCTGCCAATGTTACAGTTACTACATCTGTTGCTACTAATGTAGCGGTTGGTGTAATTGCATACTCTTTTGTTGTAGCATTGTAAACAATTGCTCCTACTATTGCATTTGAAACACCGTTTACTGTAAGTTTTAAATTAGCACTAGCTAATCCTGTAATAGTAAACAAATCATTCCATTTCCAAGTTGGTTTGATATAAACTTTGTTTTCAGAAGCGTCTGCACGACCTACAATGTTTACATCAGTAATTCCAAAAATTTCTGAAGCTGGATTAAAATCCAAATCTGTCAAAAGGTTTACGTATAAATTGTACTCTAACGGATCAATAATTTGAAATTTCAAAATAGTTGAAGCTGAATTTGTACCATTGTTTTCTGTATATCCATTAGTATTTAACATACCAGTAGACAAGCCTTTTATGTTTAATCCATCTGCACTTTCAGCACATTTGATATACCCTGTTTCGTAAGTAATCAATGTATCGTATTGTTGGTATGAATTATAAGAATAAGCAATTTTTTGAAATGCTAATCCTTGTTTGTAAGTTGCAGTAAAACTTGGTTTCCCTTGTCTCACTACCTCCATTAATCCTGATTGACTTTCTTGAGTAGTCGCATCTGGAGTTTCTGAAATCATTTCAAAACAACCAACTAAAGGAATAAAATTTCCTAATTGGCATTGCTCTTGAACATATGCTTTGTTAAAACTATCTGTAGCTTTATTCAAAGACCATCCTTTTGGTACTAAAATTACCCCATTTGGTAATCCCTCGATAGCTTGGCACGCTTCTAATCCGCTACCGTATCTGCTTGTGGTGCAATCTACACCTGTTAATATTGCCATAATTTCTATGTTTTTTTAATTACACGTTTGTACGTTTGTTATTTTTATCGTTGTTTCTAAAAGTATAGCATCCCATTTGTCAATAGTAAAATTTTCTTCACCGCTTCCATAATTAGGAAATTCAGTAATTGTATAACTATTATTCCATGTAACACTACCACTTGCTCTAAATACATTTTCAATATTCTCTACCAAAGGATATAAAACATTTTCGTAGCTCATTGCCCATCTTTGCTCATTTGTTAAATCAACATTTAAGTTTTGACAAGCTAAGACTAAACTTAACTTTGTTTCACATTCTCCTTTACCTTGAACACTTGAGTTCGATGTTTGATAAATTAAAGGATATATTGTTTTAGCTTCTTTTGAATATAATTCTAGTTGTTTAAGCAAATGTAACTTGTTCCCCCATTTGTAAACAGTAGTAAAACCATCTATCAAAGGCAAATTAACAAATAAAGTTTCTAAAAACTTTTCTACAACTATCATAATCCAAAATAATTTAAAGGTGTTTTATTGGTAAAAAAAGTAGTATCATACAAATCTCGGTTATTAGTCAAGTATTTATACAATGTTAATTCATTACCACTCCTTGTATCTCCAAAACTGATATACTGTCCATTCCAATTACTTGAAACATCTCCGTTATCATACATCCCGTTACCTACATACATTCTCACAAACTTGTTCCAAACAGTTACTTGCTTTACGCTAGGGTCATTTGTTTTTGAATTTTCAGCCATTGGTATTTGCATACCTGTAGTTGAATAAGTTTGAAAGTCCATTCCTAAGTAATAAAAAAACACATAATAAGCTATTAAACTTACTTTTTTTGTGCCAATTGTATATCTTAATCCTTTCCAATCATCTTTTCCATCAACTAAATCTACCCATTTCTGAATTGGATTTTCAACCCAATCTCCATTTGGTTCAAATTGTGCATTTAACTCTTGTAGTTGTTCATACCCTAAAATATCAAGTAGTAATGATTGCTCAATACTTTCAATTTCCTCGTTTAACTGTGTCGTAGCAGACGGTGATACACTACCTATACTAGGTTGTGCAACTGAATTAGGAATATATAATTCCTTAGTTTGAAAGTATTGAGCATTTATTATCATTATTTCTCTATTACGGTTGAAGTCATTTCTGGAGTTTTCTCTTTTATCTTCGCATCCTTAACTAATTTTGCTAATCCTTTTGCGATTAACTTATCAGCATGTACTTTATGAAGTAAATGAGTGTTTCCGTCTAATTCTACTACTTTATAATCCGATGCTTTATCGAATGTAGCAGTCCCTACAATTTTAACTTCTTCTTCTTTGATACTGAAATTTGACATATATTTAAAGTTTTTAAATTACGGTTTTAATAATGCAGCTCTTACTGTTGAAAGTGTTACTGCCATAACTCCTGGCAAGTTGTTTTTAGCAATTCTCAAAATAGAGAATACCTCTCCAACTGCTGATTTTTGGTTTTTAATGAATTGATCATTGTAAGTACCAAATCTTAAAATAAAATCAGAGTGCATTTCACGATATACAGAGCTATCCATTACCACAGCAGTACCCAAAGTAATTGCGTTTGAAGATACAACTCTCATTCCGTTAATTTGTCCATTTTGCATGTAAGGCAATAATCTTGAATTACCTTCTGTATCTTGCGTAAACATTGTAGTTACAATATCACTTGGGTGCATTAAAACTACATCTGCATTAAAGTTCATTCCGTTAATTACAGATTGACAAGCAATAACAGCTAAACCATTGTCAGGAATAACCAAAGTGTCATCCATTACAGAAGTTGTATAAGCTGTACCATTTGAAACAATTGTAGAAATCAATCCGTTGTTCCAAGCTCTTACTACTTTTTCTTCAAACATTGCAAGAATTTCATTGTACAACATTTCGTTATCCATTTCAAATTCTTCTGTCCACTCGATATGCGCAGCATATTTCTTACGCAAAGTAAGTGTTCTCAAGAATGTATCTGATACTAATGGTTTAGTACCACCCTCTGCAACTAAAGCAACAGCTCCTTCAGCAGTAGCTTGCTCGTTTTTAATAATTTGTTGTGGAACTTTTGCAACTTGTCTGTTAGAAATAACATCTAATATAAAATTCTCTGGATAACGAATTTTAGAAATTTCACTTTCAAACTCGTAGTTTTCGTTTAATGGCAATAATACACCTGTATCATTTGCAACTGCAGTACTAGCAGTATAAATTGCAGCAGCACGTTTTGCATTAAAAGTAATTTCTAAATCTTTACCATTTCTAATAGCATCTACAATATCATTGTGTTGCTCTCTTACCATTTTACGAAGTTGAAATTTCTCTAAGTTAGAAATTTGTCTAACATTGTTTTTTTCAACTTTCTCTAATCCTTCCGCAAGGTTACGCAATTGCTCTGCAACTGTTACTGTTTCTCCTTTTTCGTTTTTCTCTTGCGCACCTAAAACGCTTCTTAACGCTTCGGTTAAAGATTTCGAATAAGCTTCTTCTTGTTTTTTTGCTCTCTCATTCATTTCGTTTTCAATAGCCGAAACAAACTTTATTTGGTTCTCATCCAAAATAGCACCGCCTTTTTCTAAGGCACTTCTTAAATTTAATGCTTCCATTGTTGTTGTTTTTTTAAAAAATTGTTACTTTACCTTTGTTTGTCTCTACAACATCTTCTGTTTTAGGAGTGTTCGTCACGGCTCTTGTTGCTAAAAGATTGTGTAAATCGTTTATTTGTTCTGCACTAAATTTATCTAATACAGCTCTTTCTTGTAATTGATTAAAACTTCTTAATTGCGCATTTTCATCACTAGAAAATGTTACTAATGAAATTTCACCTAATTTTATTTCTTTAAGAATATAAGCATCGTTTGTAGCATCATATTCTGTTTTATCCCATATATAGTTAAAGCCATAAGATAATTGCCTTAAAACGCCTTGATTGACTTGATTTACTACGTTGTTTGCATATTCAACACCTTCAATTATATCTCCTTCAAAATACAACCCATAATCATCCTCTTGCAATACCGTAGGTCTACATAAAGGTTCTGTTTGTCTATGTTGGTTTAAAACTAAAATAGGATTTCCACTGGTGCTTCCTACTCCTCTAGCATTAAGACTATTTAATGTTGCACCCTTAAGCACAATTTCATTATAGTCATTCTTGCTCCCCCAAACAATAGCATAACCTTTTACTTTTCTATCTTCTGTTATTTCTAGCTTTGCACGACTAGCATCTAATAATGTAGATACTGGATTTTTAAATAAATCCCTTTGTGCCTTAAATTCTTTTATTTTATTTTCCATTGTACCTTTCTTGAATTTTTAAATATGCTTCATCCATATCTATACCGTTAGCTTTTAATTTGTCTAAATTGTCAATCATTAAACTATCTGCCTCAAATCCTGCTTTTTTGTCCTCTTGCAACGCTTCAATACCACTAAAATTAGGTTCAAAACTCCATTCCTCTGGCAAATAAAATACTTTATTTAATGTTTTAGCCACATCAAAAGCAGTTCCTTTAACTACGTTTTGCCAAAAACTCTTTTCAGCTATCATCTGATTACTAAAAGTAGCATTATCTTTCTTTGGTATTAATTCTTTGTTTACCCCAAATACACCTGCAATCTTAATAGCATTCTCTAATGTTTCATCAAATGGCTCTAATTCTTTTATAGTACCCAAAGTTTTTATAAACTGTAATGGCACGCTTGACATTCCTATAAAATTTTTGTCACCTATCAACCCATTTCTGTCTTGTAAGTCTTTTAGAATCGTATCTCTAGTAATTGGATCAATAGCTTCTTGCAAACTCGCACCACCTCCTCCAACTGGTGCTTTAGCTAATATCCCTGCATTACCATTCTTTGCATACACATTGTACCTCGCTTGGTAAACAGCCAATATGTTATTGATATTTTTCTCGCAAGCAAACAAAGGACTTTTCCCCGTTCCACTTTGTGTAATACCTAAAGCAGTATTATGAAGTACATATCTTGGTTGTAACCTATGCTCGTAAAAAAAGAACGTTTTATAATAATCAACAATATCTCCTATTGTTTTCATTAAAAAAGGATTAGATATACTCTTTTTTAATACAGGCTTTGTTAAATTAGGTCGTAATACCCAAATATTACTAATATTATCATAAGTTGGATTTACTATACTTTCAGCAGTCTTTGTGTAAAAATAACTATTCCCATCACTTAACCTACTAAATATATCTTGATAAATAATATCACTTAACTTGTCTAATGGATTAGGACTATCTAATAACCTTTTTAGATTCCCTGTAGGTGTAATTATCTCTTGGGTTTGCTTGTTTACAATATCATACTTAATATTAGCACATCTTTCAGCTATCGCATCAATTGGTATAAATATTTCAGCTATGGTATTAGCCAACTCATAAGCTCTCTCTTGGTCAAACTTTATAAGCCTATCGCCATTCGCATTTTGTAAATACTGATTAAAATAACTTAACCAAGCACCATCATTCTGCAACTCGGCATACCCTTTTGGGGAACTATTTTTTTTACCAAATAAAGACCAAGCCATTCAATATTGTTTAATTATAAAAAAATTATTGCTACAAATATATAAAATTAATTAACCAAATAACAAATTTTTATATTTTATCTTCAATATGTTAGCAGCACTTGCCAAACTATCAATCGCATCCTTTTTATGCGCATTACTACTTTCCCTATCATAACCACAAACATGATTGATAAATCTCGAATATTCAACATCCTCCTTATACCTTTCATCAAAAACAAAATGATTCTTTATAAACTCACTGTTTGATAATATCCTTGCCTCTTTTGGTATTGTTACCGTAAACGGCTTTACCTTAGTCGTATTACTCAAATCCCTCTTTAACAACATAAATGCAGCAGCCCCTATCCCATTTACTTCCAAAAATACTTCCTCTATAAAATGTTCCCTTGTTTTGTCTATCATCCTATCATTTACTATCTCTATCCCCTCCTTG